CTGTGTAGCTTGAATTAGCACCAGCATATTGATTTAAACCACGCAAACCATTAGTTCCACGGTATGTATTTGGTGAATCTGTTTGATCATTATTGGAAATCATGGATTGACCTTCAACTTGACTAAATTCCATCAACATATCATCAACTACGTTAGCTTCTAAGCCATCAATGTCATCAAGTGCTGCTGTACGAATTGGGAATTGTACGTTCAAATCTTGCAGAGTTAATTGCCAAATGTTAGTTGCTTCAGTTGTTGCAGATCCGTTGTTTTGAATTGCATAACCCCATGTAGCACCAGCATTACCTGTTTTTGCTCTGAATTGATATGTTGCACCTTCAGTTGAAGTTGTACGGCTAACTCCACGCATCGGATTCATCAAACGGAGTTTATGGAATACTGGATCATACGCTGTACGACCACCAACCCCAGCACCGCCACCAGTCAATGCAGAACTTTCCTTCATGTACGCATCATACTGTCCATCATCTTCAAACATCTTAATTTCTTTCTCAACTGATCTGTCTTTTTTAACAAATTTCTTGAGTTGTTCACGAACAGATTTATTAACATCTTCACGAACTGTTTTAGATAAAGTAATAATCGATGGAGCTGATACTTGAGCTACTTTGGTTTCCAAATTAACAAATTTTTCTGTTAATTCATTTTTTGCAGCTTCAACCGCTGCAATCGCTTCTGCTTTAACTTTTTCTACTTCAGCAACTGTCTGTGCTTCAATAAGATCAAGTTTTTCTGTAATTTTTTCAATTGACATGATTAATCCTTAATTTTTAATGCGTTTAGATAATGCCTTTTCCAACTCTCGCAATTCTAATGCTTTGAGTAAAGTATCGGCTTCGCTTACCACCGCTTCTGAATCACTCATCATTGGTGTTTTATCCCCAGTAACTTTTAAAGCAACATCACGTTGCTCTAAAATTCTTTTGAGGATTGAAGATGCGGTGGTAGCATCTTTTCGTTTTAGCCCAGCCTCACGCAGAGCTTTTTCGATTTGTCTAGGGTTTGCATGACCTTCTGCATCAAAATATTCCAATTTCATCACTTCCGCTGCTGGATTATTTGGATACATAACGATAGATACTTCTTGCAAACCGCCTTTAGTAATTTGAAAATATCCTTCATCTTCTGAATCATCATCATTATCATCTTCCATATCGTTACCTTCGGCATCGACCATTTTTGCTTCATCGGCATACGCACCAACGGAAACTCCACCAAATAAATTGGGAGATTCTTTTAAAATGTTGTAAATGTCTGATCCGCCTACGGTGTTTAAAAATAATTGACCATTAGCAGTCATGCCTTCTTTGTCAAAATTAAATTCATTCCATTGACCGACTGGCATACCCATGTCGTTGTGATTTAAAAACATTGGCAATGGTTTGCCAGTTTCTTTGAAATTATTTGCCCAATCCATAAAGCCTTCTGGTTGGTAATTAAACTTTCTACCATCGGCACCTTCTCTGGCACCCCATGTTGTAACTCTGGCTTCTATCTTACCGCTTGGACTTTGAGATTCTTTTGCCGTTTTTTCTAGGCTTAATCTCGCTTCGCAAACTAAGTTTAGATTCTTGATCATGTATTACCCCATTGTTAATTGCCAAATCAATATCTTGTATTATAGGGGTTTTATCTTCCGTTTTGGGTAGTTTAACATCATCCGTTTTTATTTGGGAAGATAATATTGCAACTATTTTTTTTGTCTTATTCAAGTTTTACCTATGTTCATCTTACTTGTTTGATTGCCACCACCACCCCCAGTATCTTGCGGAGAACTGCCTGGTATTGGTTCAATCTTAGCAGTTTTAGCACCAATTGGAACATTTGTTGAAGATATTTTTGATGGATTGGCAGTTAATAAATCATCCGCACCTTCTAACTTTGGCATATTCAAATATTGTCTAGCTTCATTTGGTGTCATTATTCCACCAGCTACACCAGCATTAACAAAATTCATTTGATCAAGTGCTGCACCTTTTAAAAAGTCCTTAGTATCAAATCGAATGCATAAATTCGGATAGCCTTTGAGCAATTGCATTTTGAACTTTTGCTCAATATTAATAATCATTGGATACATCTTGGTTTTATAAAACTCATCCAATAATGTTTGAGTATTGTTGTATTTACCCACATCCAACCCAAGCATTTGAGCTGGCACCCCAAATAATGCACAAATTCTTTTGGTAGTTTGCTCTTTTAACTTGGCAGCATCGGCATCTTGCAATGTAAGCATATTAATAGGTTGATACTTCATGCCCTGATCAAGCAATATCGATTGTCCAGGCTTACTTAAATCTGTCGATTTACTGCCAGTCATCGATGCCCATGCTTCTTTTAATCTACCAGCAATTTCTTTGTATTTTGCATCTGGAATGACATTATCCGTCATAAACATACCAGCTGGCTTAGCACCATTTTGCATCACATAGTTGGCATACATATCAATATCGGTATCAAGTGCCACTAACTCGGTGGCTAATATACCTTTATTAAAACCAGCAGATCCTTGCCAAGGAATATCGGTACAATGTATCACTTGATGAGCATCAAGTGGTTTATCTCGATTAAATCCATAAGTAGGAGTTGATAATCTGTAGCTAGGATACCTAGTTGGGGTAATTTGTACGGTGATCAGGGTTGCATCAAGGTTATACATCTCCATTGGTGTTTGATTCGCATTAAGCTGATCTTGACGATACAACAGTGTAAATACTTCACCTAGCAACTCATACCATAATACAAACTGATTCCAAAACTCATATTGGCTTTGGAAATTATTGGGATTTTGCAACAAATTTAATACTTGCTTGGCTTTTTGCTTATCTCTTGGTCCAATCTTAGTAGATTCCAATGCATTCTCAAAAGTGCCATCATCGGTTTCATAAGCAATATATACGCTACATTGTGCCATTGCTCTTGCTATGACATTGACGCAACTCATTACAGTAGAATTTCGCGAGAGTACGCTAGTATCAACAACTCGACCAGCATTGGTTGTGCTTGAAGTGGTTACATAAAGCAACTGAAATGCAGAACCTTGCTGACCATCTTGCTGTACTCGTACAACTTGATTACCTAATTGGGTTTGACCAAATAAAGTATTTGATTCTTTTTTGGTTGTTTTTTTACTGTTAAATCTGTCGAATATGCCCATGATTACCCCCAATTTTTAAACATATTACCATCAAAATCTAACGAATACCAACACTTTTAGAATGTTCTAAAGCCAAAACTTGATATTGTTGGGTTATCTAAGGAACTATGCATTGCCATTATCAATGCAATAATGCCATCCACCTTTGCTGCCTTATCTGCTTCATTTTTACGGATCTTAATATTGTTATTAACATCCGTATACACTTCGCAATTAGCCAATTGCCATCCTAAAAATGGATTGCCATCATGTCGAATCTGTTTTCCTAAGATCAATTTTTCCACTTGCTTGGATGGATTGCTTAAAGTTGCCATGCTCTGTCCGCACTTTTTAACTGGTAATCCATCCTCATATAACCTTGCCACTAAAGATGCAGCATTGTAGTTATCGTATGCAATTTCTTTAACCTGATATGTATCACATTCTTTTTTAATGTAATCGGAAATCTCTCGATCATCCATCACATTACCTTCGGTCAATTTTAAAATGCCAGAACTTACTGCCAATCGAAATATATCTTGGTAATGTTTAGGTATTAAATCTAATCCTTCCTCTGGCAAAAAGAATTGCCACTTCGCAAAATAGTCTAAATCATCATATCGTTTTAAAGTGCAAACTGCATTCAAGTCTCTAGTGGCTGCCAAGTCAAATCCAATAAATACGGATTCTGGCACCCTATCATCTGCTTCACTTTTAGATTCATCCCAAAATGATCGATCAATCCAGGCACTATTGGAACTAACAAATATGTTCAATGTCTTACACAAAAACTCATTAAGTGCCTGTGGCTTATGCTTGGCTTCTTCTGCTCTTTGTGCAATCGCTTCCTCAAAAACCGATATGCCATGCATCGGATTTGCTTTTGACCAAGTAGTTGGATCTCGCCAATCATCTTTAGGATCTAGCCCAAAAAGCAATCCAAACCATCTGGGATTGTCATTGGCTTCACCATAGAGCATCGCTTGATACATACTCATATCTTCATAAAACTTAGTATCTTTGGTAAAACTGGCAGTAGTAATATATATCCTAAGTGGATTCTGTCTAGCAACCATACCCGAATGCAATACTTCAATGGAGTTGCGATCAACGATCTGAGCTGCTTCATCAATAATGACGCAACTTGGATTCTTACCATCCCCAGTCTTTTTTGTATCTCGGCTTAATGCCTTAAACATGGATTGGCTATCACCCTTCTTTTTAACCTCATACTTCGATGGTAAATAGCAATTTGCCAATTGTTTTGGCATCGATTCAATAAATCCTTTGGCAGAATCAAAAACAATGGTTGCCTGTTCTCGATTAGTTGCCAATGTAAATACTTCAGCTCCAGCTTCACCAAACTGCAACTCATACAATGCCAATCCAGATGTTAATGTCGATTTGCCAGCTTTCCTTGGAATAAACAAAATAACATCTGTCACCATTCTTTTAGTGACATCTTTTTTGGATCGAAATCCATAAATGGCACAAATTAACAATATTTGGAATGGTTCTAATATAACGGTCTGATTTGCCTGTGGTCCTTTGGTATGTTTTAAAACTTTAAAAAACCGCAAAACATGATCGGCAAATTCTGGTTTAAATTCCCATTGCCATTCCTTATTTTCCATCTGGTCAATAAATCGTTGGCAAGCCAATCGCACATCATTGCAAACATTAATCTCGCCCTTAACAACATCCTGGGCATAAGTAACACCATCTTGCCAGTTCATGCAGCTTTAGGACCTTTGAGCAAATCATCAATAGTTTCCTCGCCATTTGCTTTATTACCAGTTAAATGACTATTTGGGGTTAAACCTAATTCTTTCATAAATTTAAGAATTAATGCGGATGCATTATTGCGTATGCTAACTACTGGATTGGGAGCCAAAGTTTTTCCATTATTAGTTTCAACGATTAAAGTGCTAGATTCCAAAATCTTATTGCATTGAATATACATATCAACTTGATCCGCCAACATAGCCAATGCATTTTTATTA